ACGAGCTTGACCATATGAATGGAATAGTGTATACTAGTCGTGTAAAACCTCTAGCATTTGAAATGGCTATGAAGAAGCGAGATAAAATGTTTAAGATGGTTAAGAAAATGCAAAAAAACTTGGCGAAGATTAAAAAATAATGGCAACACCTATTGAGTTTGTAGAAAAACAATGGCAAGATTGGCAAGATAAAAATCCTGCCGATGGTTTTGAACACATTGATGAAGAACATATGAAAAAAGTCCTCGTTGAGGATTTAACATACGCTTCTCAAATGGATGTTCGTGAATATACTTTATACCAAAAATGGTGTGAAGTAAAAGAAAGATATCCTGTTCATGAGGTATCTACACTATTTGGTGATGAAATTCAAATGGTTAATCCTGAACAAGAAGAAATGATTAATGATGTTAAATCTAAATTCTGGATGCCACAAGAACCTGATGATTTTGAAAAACTAAAACCAATTATGGTTCTATCAAATGGACCTGAAGCAGAAAGATGGAATGCCATTCGCACATTCTCATCTACAATGAAAAACAATTCTAATATTGGCCGTAATCTATTCTACATTCTTACCGATGAAGTTACAGGCAAGTATCTTGGTGTTATCTGTATTTCCTCAGACTTCCTGGACTTGACTCCTAGAGATAACGCAATCGGATGGTCAAGAGATGTTAAGACACAGCAACACATGATTAATCACACAGCGATTGGATCCACCATCGTTCCGTTACAACCACTAGGTTTTAATTACATGGGTGGTAAATTGCTTGCTTTAATGTGTTTATCTGATACAGTTCAGAAAGATTGGAAACGGCAATATGGTGATGTTCTTGCTGGAGTTACCACAACATCATTGTATGGCAAAACAAAAGCAGGCGGCCTATCACAATATGATGGACTTGAACATTGGACACCAATGGGATTCTCATCAGGCTCAGTTGCATTTGAACCATCTAGAGCAACCAAAAGAATTGTATTTGATTGGATTAAAGAGAATCATACTCGTAAATATTTTGAATGGTGGGAAGCCAAGAATACACAAGGCTTGCCACTCAAACGTGACCACAAAAATCGTTCATTGAATTTTGCTTATTCTAAGCTACAAATACCAAAAGAATTGATTCGTACCGAACATCAGAGAGGTATCTATTTTAGTCCTCTCTATAATAATACTAATGAATTTCTCCGCAAAGAAATTACAGAAGATAAACTGGTAAAGTCGTTTGATACCAGTGAAGAATCTTTGGCAAACATTTGGAAAACAAAATATGCCAAAGGTCGAATTAGGCAATTACAGAAAAAGAACAATGTTTCATATGAAACACTTTTCTATAACGACCTAATCAAAATATCTTGGGAAGAAACCAAGGCCAAATATCTGCCACAAGTTGGCAGATAAAAAAGTATACCACAAATATACTTGACACACACACATATATAATGTTATGATGTGAATACTTGCAACAAGCAAGGTTATTTTATTAACTTACTATGGAGTTTTATATGAAGAAGCAATTATCCGCTAAACAAAAGATCCTCAATTACTTGAGCAAATCTGAAGGTTACAACACTTTAACTGTATCACAAGCTCGTGCACGTTTTGGTATTCAAAACGTATCTGCTCGTGTTGACGAGTTACGCCAAGAAGGTCACTGCATTTACACCAACACAGTTCGCCGTGGTGATGGTACAAAAGTTCGTGCCTATCGTATGGGTAAACCAACCAAAGCTATGGTTCGTGCAGCATTGTCTGCTGGTTATAGTTTCAACTAAGCTATTGCTTATCAGGGAGTTCGTTTAATAACGTAACTCCCTTTTTTTTATTTTTCGGAGAACAAATGGAAATTTCAATTAAAAAAGAAGAATTACAAAAAAAGAGTCTATTTGTCGCCACACCAATGTATGGCGGCATGAATCACGGTCTCTACATGAAAGCCTGCCTTGATTTACAGGGGCTATGTTTACAATATGGTGTACAGATTAAATTTTCATTTCTTTTCAATGAATCACTAATTACTCGTGCAAGAAACTATTTGGTTGATGAATTTATTCACCGTTCTGGGTGTACTCATATGTTGTTTCTTGATTCGGATATCTCATTTAATCCACAAGATGTTATTGCTCTACTGGCACTTGACAAAGAAGTTGTAGGAGGACCTTATCCCAAGAAAGCGATTAAGTGGAAATCAGTAAAAAGAGCTGTAGAAAAAAAACCAGACATTGAAGCCCAAACCTTAGAAAAAGTTACTGGTGATTATGTTTTTAATCCAGTTAAAGGTACCGCACAATTCTCGGTTACAGAACCACTTGAAGTATTAGAGATTGGCACTGGATTCATGATGATTCGCCGTGAGGTATTTGAAAAAATGACTGCACAGTATCCAACAATCCGTTACAAACCAGACCATGTTGGCCAAGCTAATTTTGATGGTTCACGATACATTCATGCTTTCTTTGATACGGTCATTGATACGAAAGATTCAATCACTGGTGGCGGCTCAGATCGTTACCTGTCAGAAGATTATATGTTCTGTCAGATGTGGCGTAAGATGGGTGGTTCAATTTGGTTGTGTCCTTGGATGAAAACATCACATATTGGCACATATCACTTTCAAGGAGATATGCCAGCTGTTGCTAATTTTGTCGGAGAAATGTAATGGAAATTACCTCAAAAATAACCGCTCCTGTTAATTTTGTTGATGTTGTAAAAGCTTCACAAAATGTAACCACTGGTGGCCGGAAGTTTGATGGGGGCAAATTACAGTATGGTTTAATTCCTCCACTTGCACTCAAAGCAACAGTAGAAATTCTCACCTTTGGTGCAGAGAAGTATGAACCTGATAATTGGAAATTTGTTCCTGATTCTAAGCGTAGATATTTTGATGCCATGCAACGGCATTTATGGGCTTGGAAAGAAGGAGAAATTACTGATCCTGAATCAGGCAAACATCATTTGGCTCATGCCATGTGTTGTTTGATGTTTTTGTATGAACATGATGTTAAGTATTCCAAAGAATAACTTGACAAATGTTTTTGAATGTAGTATTATTAAATTTTACATGATGGAGATTTAAATGAAATTATCAAAAGATACACTTGATGTATTAAAAAACTTTGCCTCAATTAATTCTGGTATGGAATTTAAAAAAGGCAATACAATTCGTACCATGTCCTCTGGCAAAACTGTTCTTGCCAAAGCATCTTTAAAGGATGAGTTCCCACAAGACTTTTGTGTTTATGATTTGAATCAGTTTCTTTCGGTTCATTCGATGTTCGATAATACGGAAATCGATTTTGATGATAAGAATGTGATTTTCAAATTTGGTCCAAAAAAGTCGACCACTTATCGTAAGACAGTCAAAGAAATGATTGTCACGGCACCAGACAAAGAACTTTCTTTACCATCAGTTGACATTGCTTTTTCTTTGGCCAAAGAAGATTTGGCTGATTTATTAAAGAGTGCTTCTGTTCTACAATCTCCACACATTGCTGTATTGTCAAAAGATGATAAAATTGTTTTGACAACCTTTAATGCAAAAGATGATTCTGCTCACACAAATCACATTGAAGTAGGTAGTGGTAACGGAAAGAAATTTAAGATGGTATTCTTAACTGAAAATCTTAAAATGATTCCTGGTGCCTATGATGTTGAAATTTCATCAAAAGGCCTTGCCTCGTTTAAAAACAAGTCCGTTGACATTCAATACTGGATTGCAACAGAATCTAAAGAATCTAAATTTGAAGGATAATTATGCTAGTATATTTTACTGATGCAACCAATCAACAAAAAGTTGCCATTAATCCAAAGTTTGTTATGATTGTATTTGTTTTACCTGATGGTGAAATGAAAGGTAAAACTGTTGTTGGATTAACGAATGGTAATATTGTTGTAGAAGAATCACAAATTGATGTTGTTGGTGTCCTTCAGGGACAAATTGAGTAGTATTTTAGTTGTATATTTTATTATGAGGTATGTGAAATGGAACATTTATTGTGGGTCGAGAAGTATCGACCAGCTAGAATAGAAGATTGTGTTCTTCCAGATGGCATCAAGGAAACTTTTCAGGAGTTCGTCAAGAGAAAAGAGATACCAAATCTTCTTTTATCTGGTACGGCAGGTGTTGGAAAAACAACAGTTGCTAAAGCATTGTGTAATGAGGTTGGTTGCGATTACATTATCATCAATGGTTCTGACGAGTCTGGCATTGATGTCCTTCGCAACAAAATTAAAAACTATGCTTCATCAGTTTCTCTTATGGGCGGCAGAAAAGTTATCATCATTGATGAGGCTGATTATCTTAATCCAAATTCAACTCAACCTGCTCTACGGGGAGCCATTGAAGAATTTGCCTCAAACTGCTCATTCATTTTCACTTGCAATTTCAAAAATCGTATCATTGATCCGATTCACTCCCGTTGTTCTGTTATCGATTTTAAAATCAATGGTTCTAAACCAAAACTGGCTGCACAATTCTTTAAACGAGTTGAAAACATCCTTCAGCAAGAAGGAGTTACATACGACAAAGAAGTGGTCGCCGCTATTATCACGAAACACTTTCCGGATAATCGTAGAATTCTTAATGAACTTCAACGATATTCGGTTGCTGGTACAATTGACAAAGGTATTCTTTCTAGTGTTAGTGATATACAACTTGCTGATTTACTTCGAGCTCTCAAAGAAAAAGACTTTGCGGCCGCCAGGAAATGGGTCACCAACAATCTCGACAACGACCCAGCCAGAATCTTCCGTAAACTATACGACAGTTTATATGAATCGTTAAAACCACAATCTGTTCCACAGTTGGTTTTGGTTCTTGCTAAGTATCAATATCAAGCAGCCTTTGTTGCTGACTCCGAAATTAATCTCATCGCTTGTCTAACTGAAATCATGGTAGATTGTGAGTTCAAATGAAAAACATGACCAAAGAAGAAATGATGAATGAACTCGGTTTAGCCGGAGAGAAAATTATCATTAATATGCTGAGTGAAGAAGGTTGTAGAATTAAAACTTCTGTTGATAAATTTGATTCAGAAAAAGATTTGTTAGTTAATGATAAAAAAGTTGAAGTCAAAACTCAAGTACCTTTTATTATGCAAAACGCTTTTACATTTAAACCAAATCAATTAAACAAATGTAGGTCAGTTGATGTTCTTTATTTTGTTTCGGTACCACCTCCACGGCATCAAGATAAGTGGGCTGGATGGATTTTTAGAGTAGAACCAAAAAACTTTAAAACAAGAAACTATATAACCAAAGATGGTCGTAATATGATTCTAATTGATAGAGAACAAGAAGCTTTAAAGCCAGTTAGAAAAATGACTGAACAAGAAATGGCTGAGTTACAAAAGTATACCGTATCAGGATATTAATATGCCTGACTTGTTCAAAGAGATTATTCCCTCAATACTTCAAACCAAGAAGTCTGTAATACATGATGACATTGATGCAAAAGACTATACACCTTTTGTGGTCAATCGTGCCTTGTCATATCATATGGATTGTGTTCTATATGCCAACGAGATGAACCTTTATCCAGAGTTGGAAAAAGACCTTCAATATCAATATCTTCTAAATACCATCAGGTCAATGAAACGGAAATTTCAACCGTGGCAGAAAACAGAGACCGATAAGAACATAGATTGCGTAAAGACCTACTTTGGTTATTCTAACCAGAAGGCTAAAGAAGCTTTACGAATTCTTAATGATGACCAAATCGCTGAAATAAAAAGAAGAACAGATAAAGGCGGAATATGATTAATATTACTGATTTAGTTGAAGTAACTTTGAATGAGAATGATGATTTCCTCAAAGTCAGAGAAACATTAACACGCATTGGAGTGGCTTCAAAAAAAGACCAAACCTTATTCCAATCGTGTCATATACTACACAAAAGAGGTCAATATTATATTGTCCACTTCAAAGAATTATTTGCCTTAGATGGTAAACCAACCGATATTACCGAAAACGACTTGTCCCGTAGGAATGCCATAATAAAGCTATTGGAAGATTGGAACCTGGTAACTGTTGTCCGAAAACAACAGATTGAAAATCCACCACCCATATTCCTCAGTCAAATTAAGATTCTTTCACATAAAGAGAAGGATGACTGGCAATTAGTACCAAAATATAATATTGGTAAGAAAACACAGGACTATTGACAAGTTGTATAAATAATAGTATACTAATGGTGCGGGGCTCAATGAGACCGCAATTTTTGATTAACTCGCTTAACTAAGGAGCACTACACATGACTACAAGTCTATTACCAAGTCTATTTGACTTTCATAAAACGTTGGATCCATTCACCGTTGGTTACGATAACTTTTTCAAAGACATTGAAGAAGTAACCAAAAATATTGCAAAGAATGTACCATCGTATCCCCCATACAATATCAAACAAGTAAGCAAGAACAAGTACGTCATTGAATTGGCAGTTGCTGGTTTTGCCAAGTCTGATATTGAAGTAACTCTTGAAGGTAATAAATTGGTTATTAAAGGCTCTGCAAAAGAAGATGAACTTAAAGAAGAAGAAAATTTCCTCTTTAAAGGAATCGCTAACCGCAACTTTACACGTTCATTTACATTGGCTGACAAGATTGAAATTGACCAGGCAGAAATGGTAAATGGTATGTTAAAAGTTTGGTTAGAAAATCTTGTGCAGACTCAAGATACCATTAAAAAGATTGCCATTAAAGAAAAGAGTCAATAATGAACTGGTGGCCCGTAACCGATGAGGAATGGGAACAGTTGAATTATCCAAAAAGTCGGTAATAATATAGGGGGTTCTTGACAACCCCCTATTTTTGAGTTATAATCATATCATGAAAAAAAATCTAAGACCAGGTTATATTGCCAGTACCACTGGTGGTAAAGCCATCCTCAAAAAAGTTCGTTCAAAAATGAACTCGGATATCTATTACACCTATTCAAATTGGGAAACCAAAGAGATTGAGGGCATTACTTTTATTCCTGTGGTGAAATCATTCAATGATGAATATCAAATGGTTCATTATCTTCGTAAAGATAATGTGGAGTATGTGAAATGACTATTCTTACAAACCATCAATTGGTGCAAAACCAAAAAAGAAAATTTAATCCAAAAAGTAAAAAAGATATAGAGATATTTAAAACATTTTTGATTACTAATAAATGGAACGGACCGTGTCCTTTTCTTTTAGAAGAGCCACATACAATTATTCCAGAAATGTTAAAAGACAAATATATTCGTAGTCAATTCAACATTCCAGAACTCACGGCAGAAATCTTAAAATGAACTGGTTAAAATATTCAGGTTGCAATATTACTTTGAAATTAAATCCGTTTCATTGGAGATTACATTGTGCATACTTCAAAACCAATGAAGCATGGGAACAAGATGCTTTTATATTAGAACTTTTACCAATCACAATTCGTGTTTGGTTTGATGACGGAAGTTGGTAACCAGCAACCATAATTGAGAATGTGAGCGAAAGAAATAGGAATCCCAACTGTTAGGGAGATTAACCATCCTAGCAATACCGCATCCATTATCCGGAGATGTTCTACTATCCCAAAAGTAGAATGAAAGCGTGAAGTCTAGGAGATGGGTTTTTAAAGCCATCTTAAACACACAACAGTATTCTCAATTATGGTAACTTGGGCCTTTAGCTCAGTTGGTTAGAGCAGAGGACTCATAATCCTTTGGTCGTAGGTTCGAGTCCTACAAGGCCCACCAAATTTATAATTATGAAACAAAAATTTATTGACGCTTACATGGATGTTGCAGACCGATTTGCTAAATTGTCATCTGCAAAACGACTACAGGTCGGTGCCATTGTAGTAAAAGATGACCGAATTATATCTATCGGTTATAATGGTATGCCAGCTGGCTGGACCAACGAATGTGAGGAAGTGGTAGAATACCTAGAAGATGGGGGAACTACCACCAAAACCAAGGATGAAGTGATCCATGCAGAAGCTAATGCCATCGCTAAACTGGCCAAGAGTAGTGAATCTGGAGATGGTTCCACCATGTTCCTGACCCATGCACCGTGTATTCATTGTGCAAAACAAGTCTATACCGCTGGTATTAAAAAGGTATATTACCGTAATTCGTATCGAGATACCATCGGCATAGACTTCTTAAATCATTGTGGTATTTTAGTAGAACAAATTTCACCTGGTGAAAAGTAGATAGTACCTAAATATTTGAGAAGTGTTAATTGGTTTTTACAGGAGAAACCTCAGATGCAACTCAGTATAGTTGGATGTCCCGATAAAAAACGCTTTAGGCCGTTTGTAAAACGGGCCGCACAGTTTTACGCTAAAGAACTGTTATCAGAAAAAATGCTAGATAATATATTTGTTAGAGTAAAATTTAATAAAGCTTTAGATGCTTACGGATACGCCTCTGTAGAAGATTATAATGATAGTGGCAAACCTAGAGAATTTGAAATAAAACTTTGGCACATGAATTTGTTCACATTAAACAATATGTTTATGGTGAAACCAATGAGAAATTGACTCGTTGGAAAGGTGAAAGGGTTGATTCTGATACGGTTGATTATTGGATCCAACCTTGGGAAATAGAAGCATACGGATATGAAGCCGGTTTATTTACCAAATTTGCTATTAAAGAAAAACTTTGGCAAGTATTTGAAGGCGTCAGTAATCCAGATACAAAAATTGAAACAGAACCTTTAGGATGGAAAAATATACCACAAATAACTATTGACAATCAGCCTATATAATGTTATACTTGTTTCATGCGGTGAGTGATAGCACGATATAAGATACCCTCTTGTATTACCTGAGCATAGCAGTGGCACCGCTCCAATTTTTAAGGACTATATCATGGCAGTTTCGAAATCAAAAAAGAAAAATCCTATGTTAACCAAAAACGGTAAGCCAAGATTAGGAACTCTCAATCTCAAACAACTTAATGATATGTTGGAAAAGTCTAGCAGACCAAAAGATAAAGCCAAAATTCAAAAACGCATTACAACACTAACCTCTCGGCCTCTTTAGTTAAATCGTATAACGCTAGATTTGTAATCTTGAATTGTTAGTTCGATTCTATCAAGAGGCACCACTATAAAGAATAAATTATGAAACCGTTAAGAGATAACATTATCGTAACACGAATTGCTGCAGAAAAACAAACCGAATCGGGTATCATATTGAAACATACTGAAGCACCAGACCGTGCAAAAGTTGTTTCTCTTGGTCCTAAAGTTGATGAAGTTTCAGTCGATGATGAAGTATTATTAAATTGGAACAGAGCAGTAAAAATTGAAGATGAAAATTATATTGTTCCCATCAACGAAGTTATCTTTATTTACTAAAAAGGTTGGCCAGTCGGAGCCTCCGAAATTTTTTCCTACGATTTCAAGATATAAAAAAGTCATTTTAGTTTTCAACATATATACTGAAGCGGGGTAGCTCAGAGGTAGAGCATTGGACTCATAATCCAGGGGCCGTAGGTTCGATTCCTTCCCCCGCAACCAACAAGGAGATATTATGACTGAACCAAAAAAGCCAGCAATAACATTACCTAAAACAAAAACTCCACCTACACCAAAACCAAAACAAACATTTGTTCCTAAGATGACTGTAATGCGAAAGGTGGGTAGAGGCCGATGACATCCGATTTAGAAAAGTATCGTCAACAAGCCATGGAGTTGTGGTTCATAAATAAGGGTTCATGCACTGGTGTTGAACCACCTGAACCAAAAGAAATTGATGATGCTATTGCAGAAGATGAAGAATTTAAACGGATAGAACAACAAAATGATTCAAATAACCAGTAGTGCAATTAATAAAGTTCGTGATTTGTTGGTTGAAGAAAAACTACCAAATGGAGCTTTAAGAATGTTTGTGCAAGGCGGCGGTTGCTCTGGTTATCAATATGGATTTACTTTTGATGAAGAAATTAATGAAGATGATTTTGTGATTGAAAATGAAGGCATCAAAGTGGTCGTTGATATAATTTCTTCACAATATCTACAAGGCGCAACATTGGATTATAAAGAAGAAAAATTCAATTCACAGTTTGTTATTAGTAACCCAAATGCCAAATCTACCTGTGGTTGCGGTTCTTCTTTTAATGCTTAAGTTTTGCTAGTTTGAGTTTTTCTAATACTTTAATGTAGAACCAACCAGCATCAAATTCAAACCACTTCTTACTCAATTTTGGATTTGCTGGATCCAAATGATGATTGTTATGTAATTCTTCTCCACCAATCCAAATGCCTATTGGAAGTATGTTGTGAGAATTATCTCTAGTTGTTCCGTTACGATACCCAAACCAATGTCCTATTCCGTTGATAACACCAGCTGCCCAAAATGGAATCCATAACATTTGAATCAACCAAATTATAGGACCAATCCATCCAAATAATACGACATTGATTATCAACATCAAACAAACACCGGCATAGTTATATTTTGAATATATATTTTTCTCTATCCAATCCTCTGGTGTTCCTTTACCATAAGATAATGTCATTCTCGCATCTTTGGCCGTAACATAGTAATAATAAACTCCACGAAATAATATATTTTTAATGCCAAATAATTTAGGACTATGTGGGTCTCCTTCTACATCACTATACTGATGGTGTTTACGGTGTATTGCTACCCATTGCTTGGTAACCATTGCAGTAGTCATCCATAACCAAAATCTAAAAAAATGATTTACTACAGGATTAAATGTAACTCCACGATGTGTTTGACTACGATGTAGATATAGCGTTACTGATATAATTGTTATGTGTGTTACTATGAGTGTGTAAAGTATAATGTTCATTTATTCGTAGCTCGATATGTGCCGTCCCAATTAGAAGGTACTCCTTCTTTTAATCTTTCTGACATGTTTTCATAATAATGTTGTAATTCCGGAGTAACATTAATTAGTTGTTCTATTAATAGCAATGCTTTGTTCCATTGACCACGATAATATAAATTCAACCATTGTTGGTGTAGTTCATTATCTGGAGCTAAAGTGTATATTTTAACTCCTTCTTTTTTACCTTTAACTGCAATACAATCCAATTCAACAACAGGATATTCATCCTTTACTTGTTCAGCTGTGAGTGGTCCAAGAATAATTTTAACACCATAGGGTTTACTTTGTCCTTCAAGTCTTGATGCCAAATTAACCGAATCACCAAGGCAAGTATAATCAAATCGTTGACTTGAACCCATATTACCAACAACAACGGTGCCTGTATTGATACCTAAACCCATACCAAAAGCAGGAATACCTTCTTGTTCAATTTCTCTATTGAATTCATCCAAACTATTCATCATCTGTAATGCAGTTTTAACTGCCATCTTAGCATGATTGGTTTCATCTACAGGTGCGTTCCAAAATGCCATTTGAGCATCACCAATATATTTGTCTAATGTTCCATTGTTCTCTATAATCTTTGCTGTCATTGCAGTCATGTATCGATTCATAATCTTAGTAAGACCTTGAACATCTTTACCATAGTGTTCGGAAATTGTTGTAAATCCACGAACATCCGTAAACATAATAGAAAGTTCTCTTGATTCTCCACCAAGAACTAACAGTTCTGGATTCTTCTGCAATTTTTCTACTAGTGCTGGAGACAAATATGTTCCAAATTGTTTTTTGATTTGGAGCTTTTGTTTGAGCTCGGACAAAAATTTGACTGTGTATCCATGAGCGTAGCAAAGCGTAATGGTGAGTATAGGAAATACAGCATCAAAAAGGTACTGGTGTCCCAAAAATAATTGCTTGGTGCCAAAGTAAGTAAATACGGCAATCGTGATTGGTGCAATGTATCCATGTGTATATCTCGTAAAGAAAAGAGCTAATAGGCAAGCAATAAATGTATATAATATTTCTGCACCGTCAGCATAATCTGTTCGAGATATATTAGTACCTGAAATTACAGTATCTAATACAGCTGCTTGTAAATAATGTGGATAGACTGCCCCCATAGATGTTCCGACAGGGTTGTTAAGACCTTTTGCGGTAACACCGATGATGGCGATTCCTCCTTTGAAATCATTGGGTAAGTTGTTGGCACTATGTTGAATTGGTTTTGTTGACCAGTCAACCCAAATTCGACCCACGTTGTCTGTTGTAATTTTACCAAATTTTGGAATTCTGACGGCTTCGATTCCGTATTCGGTGACTTTGACTTGGAAGCTTGGGTCTCCACTTGCGACCCGCAATGTTTCAAGACTAATGCTCGGATACAACTTTTGTTGTGAGCTGACGACCATAGGAACTCGTCTGGTAACGCCATCAAGTTCTGGTAAGGTGTTAACAATACCAATACCAGCAGCAGTTGAATTGAATGGTTGTATATTGGGTTCAATGTTTTCATATTTTATTCCTACATCTTCACCACCAATCACAGAAACACCTGGCCTGAATGGTGGATATTTTGATTTTAAATTATCATTTGTTCCTGTTTGTGGTAATACAACAGGATATTTTTTAAAAGTTTGTGCTAAATCCAAATCTTGGCCAAAACGGTCAGACTCAGGCATATAGATATTAAAGACAACCAGCCCAGCACCACGAGCATAAACATCAGTAATAAGTTTGGAATATTCTCTACGAGGGAACGGGAATTGTCCTTTTTGTCGAATAGTTTCGTCATCTATGTTTACAACGTGTACCTGTTGAGATACAGTTGTCTCCTTTGAGGTTATTAATTGGTCAAAATAACGAAGTCGAACAGATTCCAAAAACATAGGGTCTGCAATCCGGATTGCAAGTAATACCAACAATGTGATTACGGCCGTCCATGGAGAGAATAATATTTTTTTCATAGTAAATTATTTATTGCTGTTGAATACCGACTGAACATCCACTTACGGTAGCACAAAGTTGTTGAACAGAATAAGTTTGATTGGTATTGCCTTGTTGAGATACGTTTACAGTAGAAGCTCCGCCATTATTTGTTACTTCAATCCGAGCTGCGTGAGCACCACCGTCTTTTTGGTCTAGTGTGATCGTATGGCCGTTTCCAGTGGCTTTTATGTCAGAGTATTTTGTACCGGTGCCATTTTGTAAATGATTAATGGTATTTAAATTACCACTTACATTAGTAAAATTTCTTTTTTCTCCATCACCCGTTTGATTTAAAGTTACTGTATTATTACTTCCAGAAATTAATGTTTCCGAGAAATGACCAAGTACCTGAGCGCCGCCTGTATTGTGTTGAAATATATTTACTGAATTATTATTGCCATTTGTTGTTTGAACTTTGGCATAGTTTTTGATTCCGTATTGTGCAACATCAATTAGATTTGTATCACCATTAACATTAATATCGATTAAATGATAATATCCAGATTGTATAACATCAATATTATTGTAATGTCCTATTTGGTCAATATTAATTTCATTCTTATATGTTTGTCTTGCTCGTGCCTCATTAATTTTATTTTGTTGTTCTGTTGTTATTGTGGCTGAATATGTTGGCGCTGGAGGTGCTGCGGTTTGGCCAGCAGATAAAGGTGTTGAACTTGGAGGAACATAAGCTTGCAATTGTGTGTTAGTTGGATTGCTCTGCGTCACTGCCCACGATCCGCTTTGCCCGTAGTTATAACCTTGTCCCGTAGTTATTAATGTACCCCACATACCGTTACCGTTATAAAAGATGGCGCCGTTGGCCAACGCTCTAAACGATCCGGTGTTGTTGATAGTTTTGTATCTGGTGCCATTACTATTGAACACGGCCATACCGTAAGTGCCAGGATTGGTTGTGCTGTTGAAGAATCCTATATAACGGCCGTTAGCACCAGCGTCTGTTGTTTGAGCCGCAGTCCAACGGGCCGCACTAGTAGTCTGTGTTGCATAATTCACAGAAGCGTAAATATAATTGAAACCACTGGCATACAATGTATTACCTGAAATATACCATTGCACATCAAATATCTGTGCGGTACTAACCTTCAAGTCTAAAATATCTGCTCGAGCAATACTGCATATCATCATTAGAAACAAAAATAATTTTTTCATCTTTGTATTATGGTGATATTTGAATCTCCACCTTTATTGATGTTTTGTATTAGTGGTGAACCATCTTGATTAAATGATAAAGTTTTACTTTCGTCTGCCGATGCAATAACACAAGCGGTGTGACTACCACCATATTTACAATAACTTATTTTGGATTGGTCATCGTTAAGAAAGTATCGAGCACCAGAAGCCGCATTGTATCCTGGTAATAGTTTTGTTTCAACCGATAATACCTCTTGGTTCGCAGCAAGCGCCGCATTTTCAGCATCCAAAAGATTGCCTAATAAATCAATGTCCAATAAATTCATGTCCAGCTCTTTAAAGTTTTCTAGTTGATTTTCATCTAAACCAGTAAATTTTAAAAGGTCTAAGGACAAGAAGTTTACATCTAAAGCCGTTTTAGATTCAACATAAGTTTCTTTGACTTCTTTTGGTGGAGATATAATCAAAAGATTATTAATGTTGGCTTGGTCTATGTTAACTATAACAGGTGCCGATGGTGATATACTTGTTGAAATAACTAAAGTAGTTTGGTATGCTTCATTCATAAAAACTTCACCTGCATCATTTTTAACTGCGATGGCACCAGTAACGCATTTCTTTTTATCTTTGTCGCATGATGGCAATAACATAATTAGAGACCGACCCAATTCATCTACGGTCATTGAAAAGTCTGTACCACGAACTGCAACCGTAGCAGTTGGTGTTTGAACACTTACTGATTGTGGACTATTCTTAGCTATTTGACCTGAAGTATATCGTGCAGTACCAAGGGCAACCTTAACTGCCAGTTTTCCTGTGCCCTTATTCGGATCATACACGAAGTCATCTATTACCAATTTTGATTGTTCGGTAATATTGACTGTCGTGTTGTCCTGAAAAGTCAGCTTGGCTTTCGCTTTCGCTGTCACTATTGTATCATTCATTTCAACACCAGTGTTTATCACACTAGGTATTGATTTTTTATTGCGAACTATTTCTGTTGGACCAGATTGTTCCGTAACTTTGCCTACAGCTGCAAAATTAGTTTGACTGGTTAACAGTAATAGTGTTGCTATTACCAGTTGAGTTAATCGTAACATTTTGTGTAGTCATTCCAGATTGTGTAACACCAACAGTATTTGTGCTACCAGTAATCGTTGCGTTCATTGATGTTGTACCAGTTGCGGTGCTGGTATGTGTTACTGCATTATCACTACCTGTTACTGTAATGTTACTGGTGTGATTTGCACCTGCACCTAAGCTTTGTGTAATGGTGTTATCATCACCGTCAACAATTTGCGTGATTGTGCTACCAGAACATCCAGCAGAGCTAGTTGTACCACAATCAATCGTTTGTTGATTACCACTACCCGTGGTGTTAACTGTTACATCGGCCGAAGCGCCATTAACAACCATGGCTAAAATGTTACTGTCACCTATTTGGTCAATTGTAACGACATTGGATCCAGAGCCAATATAAAGTGAATCGGTTGAGTTTCCAGCTTGGTTACCTGTACCTTCTTGTGTAATTGTTACGGTTGAACTACTACCAACTTGTTCAACATAAACATCATTTGCTACAGCATAATTAAACCCAAGAATCGCCATAATTAGAGCAATTGCTTTAAGTTTCATTTTTATTTTTCCTCTTGTTTAAATTTCCAAAGACCTTTTTTTTCTCCATTAATTATCATGTCATACACAGCTTGTTCTATTGCTACTCGAACTGCATATGTTGTGGGTTCATTCAAGCGATTTCGTTCCTTGGTCAACAAAACGAAAAACACCCACATTGTGTGCCGTACTAAAAATTGTTTTTGACACGGCATTTGTCATTAATATTTCTCCGGTATTAACACTAATCAACCTAAGAGAGATAACTACTTCATCAACTCGATATTGTTGTGAACCACCAATACCAAGAAATCGAGCACCATTACCTCCACTTCGTATATTACTATCATAACCAATAATACCACCATCAATAATTACTCCAGCAACCGTCATTGGTTTCAATGGCGTAGCATTTTTGCCTTCATAGACTTCTCTTTGGTTGCGTATTAACTGTCGTTCTTTAATTAAATTATCCAAACCAACTCGTTCAACCACTTTAAACCAATTTCGTGAATCGTGTAATGATTTAATTAAGAATACTTCTGCACCTTGAGTGACGGCACTAGAGAACAATGCGATTTTATCACCAGGTTTCTTTTGTCCTGTTTTATCTAAGAAACCATATACTGCAATAGTAATTGGTGGACCATCCAACTTTGGTAATTTGGTTATTAAATTTTCTTTTGGTTTTAATTCCACAGGTTCTTCTTGTGCAAAGTGCATATGCAATTGAGCACAGCCTGTTAAAAATAAAATGGTTAAAACTATAAGTGTTTTTTTCATTTAGAAACCAAATGTTCCAATAGGTACTGTTACTATTGTTTGTGTGCCATCAGGATTAGTAATTGTTAGTTGAACTTCCGAACCAAGGTTAACCCAAGACATTTGTGTGCCTTGAAAATCCATTGTTCCTTGTGTTGCACCACCTTCGGCAAACATTTGGTCGGCCAACTGTTTTGATAGTTGTGCGTAAATGCGAGATTCCACATTATTTAAAAATTTAGCTAAATTGGTATTTTTTGCTGCCCGTTCAGCTGCATCAGCTGCCGATTTAGCTTCATCTCTTATTTTTTGTTTGCGTTGAGATTCTAATTGCTCAATGGTTATAACATGGTTGGAATAACCAATACCACTAAAGGATGGAGAATTAAATTGGTGGATTAACTCAGCTGCGTATAAATTTGAACTAATCAGTAGGAGGGTTACTAGAATCTTTTTTGTGTTTTTCATCTTCTTTAATTTCTCGCATCATTAATACGATGTTAATTTTCTGATTCAATCTTATCAAATCATTATCTAACATCCTGACACGGTCAATCAAAGCAATTAATACCGAACTTGCTTCACTCAATACAGGTTTAATTTCTTTTGTTACCCAAGTCCACACATAATAAATGAAGTATCCCATGCCGCCAGCTGCAACAATTGGAAAACCATATTTGTTAACTATTTCTACTAAATCCATAATATTTCCTTATAGGTTATCGAAATAACCTTTTGCTTTATCTTTAGAATGTTTTTTTTTGATTTGCAGTATTGTGATAATGATCCCAAGCGTTATTAGGTTTATTAGGTTTATCTTTTTTCTTTAACTGTTCTTCAACTTCTTTTAAAGTCCATAAAGCGTATACACTAATTGCTGCCGCTAACACCGCAATCAAATAAATTACTAAAAGTAGGTAACCATCAACATACATCAACTACTCTATTCTTTCTTTGAGTAATTCTTTTAATCGGTCACCACAACTTCTAATGTCTTTCGTCAATTCACCAGTACCTATTTCACGTTCTATCATTCTGGCAACGTCATGGAAGTGAATAACCAAATCTTCCAAATCGTCTAATTCAAGATAAGCGGGCATCAATCTCTCCTAGCATCGTTCTTGCCGTCTGCACGAGCAATACGGTCGATATCAGGTTTGACACCCATAGCGCTTGACATTAGAGTATCAATTCTGATAACATCATGGTTCATTGTTTTAACACGATTGTCTAAGGCGGTAATAATACCACTTAAACTTTTGACAGAACCGGTAACACCGGCCAGAATAAATTTTAAAGTTAGGAACACAAAATAACCTGCAGCAAACGCAGCGGCTATTGGGAAACCTAATTCGGCAACAATCTTAAAAAAGTCCATTTTTATATTGACAATCGTTGGTTATTGTTATATAATCAGTAAATCATCAATATAAGTTTCAATACATACTTATTTATACTAATTTGATGTGCATTAAACAACTTTTAAATATATTCGCTCTGGAGATAATAACTATGAAAATTTTAGCACTTAAACTAATAACTGGTGAAGATGTTCTTGGAGAAATTGAGTCTGAATCCGAAACTGAATTTGTGATAACCAATCCTGTTGGTATCGCTGTGGTTCGTGGTCCTGATGGTAAACCAAGTGTCGGATTCGCACCATTTCCCATTCATGCCGAACAAAAATCAGGTGCGGTGGTTGCCTTAGCCAAGAAGAATGTAGTATACTCCTATGTTCCTGCGGAAGATTTTATCACGAACTACAATCAAATTTTCGGTTCTGGTATCGTTCTTCCTCCAACAAAACAATTAATTACAGGCTAAATTGAGTTCATCATTCTATACTAATGTTCAATGTTTCGGTAGTAATATACTTTATCGAGGCATTCAGGATGGCAAAAGAGTAAAACAGAGAATTGAATATTCTCCTTCTCTTTTTCTACCATCCAAACGAGTTACTAATTTCACCACACTTACTGGTGATTATCTAGATCAAAAAGTATTTGGTACAACTAAAGAGGCAAGAGATTACATCAAGCAATTCGATGGTGTGTCTGGTGCCTCTAAGGTCTATGGCCAAACACGATTTGAATATGCCTTTATTGCCGATCAACACCAAGGCATGGTTGACTATGACCAAGATAAGGTCTTAATTGCTGTAATCGATATCGAGGTCGGTTCAGAAAATGGCTTTCCTGATCCATATGAAGCAAACGAACCTATCACAGCAATTGCAATTAAGTATCTTAACGGCAAAACTTATGTGTTTGGTTGTGGTGATTATGTCACGCAAGGTGAAGAAGTTTATGTGAAGTGTAAAGATGAATATTCTTTATGTAAACAATTCATGGCACTCTGGACAAAAGTATGTCCTGATATTCTTACTGGTTGGAACACCAAGTTCTTTGACGTACCATACATCATCAATCGTTTCCGCAAAATTCTAGGTGAAGATGAAACCAAAACCTTATCTCCTTGGAAATATCTTACCGAAAGAAAAACACGAATCAATGGCCGTGAACTAATTGCTTATGACATTGTTGGTGTCGCAGCACTCGATTATATTGAACTGTACAAATGGTATGCACCAGGCGGTAAGTCACAAGAATCATATCGTTTAGATAACATTGCACAGGTTGAATTGGGTGAAGGTAAGATTGCCTATGATGAATATGATAATCTACATGCCTTGTATCGTTTAAACTATCAAAAGTTTATTGAGTATAACATTAAAGACGTTGAGTTGATTGTTCGACTTGAAGAAAAATTAAAACTGTTGGAACTAGGTGTAACTCTGGCCTACGATACAAAATCCAACTATGAAGATATTTTTGCACAAACTCGTATGTGGGATGCGATGACTTATTCTTACTTGCGTGAGAAAAATATTATTGTTCCACCACGAGTGGTCAAAGATAAAGATGCAGCATTTGAAGGTGCCTATGTTAAAATACCGCAAGTTGGTTTACATGATTGGGTTGCCTCATTTGACTTAAACTCTCTGTATCCACATTTGATGATGCAATATAATATTTCACCAGAAACTCTTATTGAACCAGAGAATTATACTGATGCAATGCGTGAGATACTTGAACAAGGTGTTTCTGTTGATAGAATGTTAAGAAAAGAAATCAACACATCACAGTTAGAAGGTGCAACACTAACACCTAATGGCCAATTCTTTCGTACCGATATTCGGGGGTTCTTGCCTAAGATGATGGAAGAAATGTATACAGACAGAAGTAAGTTTAAGAAATTGATGTTACAAGCAAAACAGGAGTATGAAAATGAAACGGATAGCTCGAAGAAATATGAAATTGAAAAACGAATCGCCAAATACAACAACATACAATTGGCAAAGAAAGTTTCCCTTAATTCTGCTTACGGTGCTTTGGGTTCTCAGTATTTCCGTTTCTACGATTTGCGGATGGCTCTTGGCGTCACTACTGCTGGCCAATTAAGTATTCGTTGGATTGAAAATAAAATTAACCTTTGGATGAACAAGATACTTGATACAAAAGATAAGGATTATGTAATTGCTTCTGATACTGATTCAATCTATTTGCGCATGGGCGAGCTCGTCAATAAATTTATTAAAGACACATCAGACAAACAGAAGGTAATCTCTCTCATGGATAAAATCTGTGAAGAAAAGATTCAACCATATATCGATAAGTCATATAAAGAACTGGCTGAGTATGTTCACGCCTATCAGCAAAAAATGGAAATGAAACGAGAAGGTCTATCCAACAAAGGCATCTGGACTGCCAAGAAACGATACATTCTGAATGTGTATAATAATGAAGGTGTTCAATATAAAGAACCACAGATGAAAGTCATGGGTCTTGAAATGATTAAATCATCGACACCATCTGCCATCCGTGAGAGAATGAAAGAAGCCATTCAGTTAATGGTAAATGGTACACAGGAAGATGTATATAAATTTATTGAAGATTTTAGAAAAGAATTCAAAACATTACCTGTAGAAGAAATCTCTTTTCCTCGTGGTCTTAATGGCCTAAATACCTATTCTGATGCATTAACATTGTATAAAAAAGGAACACCAATTCATGTTAAAGGTGCCATTCTTTATAATCACAATCTAAAACAAAAGAATCTAACCAAGAAATATCAACTCATTCAAGAAGGTGAAAAGGTTAAGTTTACTTACCTAAAGATGCCTAATCCATTTAAAGATACGGTCATTTCGTATCCATCTCGTTTACCAAAAGAATTCGAATTGCAAGAGTATATTGATTATGATATGCAATTTGATAAGGCATTCTTAGAACCAATTAAAGTTATTCTGGATTGTATGGGCTGGAAAACAGAAAAAACAAGTTCAATAGAGGATTTCTTCTCATGATACTAATCATATTAACATTCTTAGCGGCATTCTTATTATCTGGTACTGCTGCTTATTATTCAGTTATTGGTCTTGCACTCATATTCTCTGGCGCATTTTGGCCAGTTGTTATTATGGGTTCAACACTTGAATTTGCCAAATTAATTACTGCATCATGGCTATATAATAATTGGCAGAAAACTAATATTTTATTGAAGTCATACTTGACGGCTGCCGTTGTCATCTTAATGTTTATTACTTCAATGGGTATTTTTGGTTTCTTGGCCAAATCACATATTGATTCTACATTAGATGCTGGTGCAAATACTGCCGAACTCAAAACACTCAATTCACAACAGAAGATTGCCGAACAACGACTAGAATATTTACTCAAGCGTGCCGGTAATCCTGAAACTGCTTCTGTTCAAATTGATAGACAGATTCAAACAACACAAAAAGAATTGGCCGAAATCAACAAGAAAAAGTTACCACTTCTTAAAGAAGAAAATAAATTAGTGGCAGATGTTGGTCCAATCAAATATGTGGCAGACATATTCTTTGGTAGTGGTGACGGTGCCTTAGATAAGGCTGTAAGACTGGTAATCTTCATGATTATGCTTGTATTTGACCCTCTAGCTGTGTTATTATTGATAGCAGGAAACATATCTTACAAGGAAAAATATGGAAGCAAGAGTTCACTTCCCATTTCGGTACCTAGGCCTACTAAGCAGAGGCGAAAAACAGTTTCGCCAGTTAAAGAATCGCCGAGTAATACGGTTGAAATCCCCAAAGAGAACTTGGTTGCAATCGAGGAGGATGAGGCACCTAAAAATAAAAAGAAGGGCTTTCCGAGGCGTGAGGCGGATCGCATAAGTAAATATGATGAGAAAGCAGAACTTGCTTTTAAAGAAAAAAGATTAGATGGTGGTGACTTTTAAAAAGGTGAATTATGAGTATATTAGATAAAATTAAAAAGAACAGTAGTATTAAAGAATCAGCAATTCTTTCTAAATCAAAGTTCTTTACTGACAAAGATATGATACCAACGGCAGTTCCCATTATTAATGTGGCGTTGTCCGGTAAATTAGATGGTGGTTTAACACCCGGTCTTACAATGTGGGCAGGTCCATCAAAACACTTTAAGACCGCCTTTTCGTTATTGATGGCAAAAAGTTATTTGGACAAATATGAAGATGCAGCGTTACTATTCTATGATTCGGAGTTTGGCACTCCTCAGTCTTATTTTGACAGCTTTGGTATTGATACCAGTAGAGTTCTACATACACCTCTTACTGATATTGAACAATTAAAGTTTGATGTTATGCAACAATTAACCCAATTAGAACGTAATGATAAGTTAATTATTATTATTGATTCGATTGGTAATTTGGCTTCAAAGAAAGAAGTTGAAGATGCCTTGGCAGAAAAGTCTGTTGCCGATATGTCAAGAGCAAAACAAGTGAAATCATTATTCAGAATGATAACTCCTCATTTAAATCTTAAAGATATTCCAATGATTGTAGTAAATCATACCTACATGGAAATTGGTATGTTCCCTAAAGCAATCGTTGGTGGTGGAACGGGTTCATACTATTCTGCTGATAATATCTTTATTATTGGACGCCAGCAAGAAAAAGAAGGTACTGAGGTTGTTGGTTACAACTTCATTATTAATGTAGAGAAATCCCGATATGTTAAAGAAAAGTCTAAAATTCCTGTTACGGTTCGTCACGATGGTGGCATTAGTAAGTGGAGTGGGTTACTTGACCTTGCTCTTGAATCGGGTCATGTTGTTAAGCCGTCCAATGGTTGGTACAGCAAAGTGGACGCCGATGGTGTTATAGAAGATAAAAAATACCGCATTAAAGAAACCGAATCATCAGATTTTTGGTTACCAATTCTCAAACAAAAATCCTTCCAAGATTTTGTGCAGAACACTTACCAAATTGCTTCAGGTAATATTATGCAAGGAGATGTTGACCAAGCATTTGAAGTGGAGACAACGAACGGAGTAGATGATGAGTAATGAAGATGCTAAATTAAAACATTCTAAGCGTATTCAAAAAACTCAAAATCAAATTAAGAAACAAACTAAAATTGCCAAATCACATGGTATGCCGGTAGATGAACCACACAAATTTGCCAAACACCATGCAATGGACTGTGGTAATCCTGAATGTGTAATGTGTGGTAACCCTAGAAAAGTATGGAAAGAAAAGACCATACAAGAAAAAAGATTTGAGGTGAATAATGATTGATAATCAATACAAAAAAATAAATCACGATGGTCCAGAACATTGGGAAGGCCGAGGACAATCTGATTGGGACGGGTCTTGTGTAGTGATTACTAGAAAAGAAGATAAAGGCCGTTCTGAGGATCTCGAATCATCAATATCTTTAAGGTCTCTATATGATTGAAGGTACAGATTATTGTTTCATTTATCCTAAAGATGATTCAACAGCGGTACACATAAGGTTCTTACAAGGACCATATAAAGATACCGTATTCAAATATGGTAAGGTAAAGTTCAAAGAAGAAAATGAACAAATGTATTTACTTTTTGCTTATGATGTGTTAGAATCTACAGTAGATAAACCCAAGAATTTGGAAAAAGATGACAAGTTTAAAAATTACCTAGGTGATTTACTTGTTGAATTGATGTCAAATAATATTGAGCAGGAAATAGTGGATGAAACTGGAACAGACGATATTAAAAAACCTGATTTATAATGAGGACTTTCTACGGAAAGTTTTACCATTTTTAAAGACGGAATATTTTAGTGATAGTGTAGAGAGAACTTTATTTAATGAAATTACATCATTCACGGAGACTTACAATAACACGGCAACGATTGAAGCACTTAGTATTGCCGTCAAAGAAAAGAGAAATCTCACAGCTGATGAAGTTCAGAGATGCGAAAATTATCTATCAGAGATTGAGAAGATTAAGTCTACAGAAACCGAGGTTCAATGGCTTGTTGACAAAACCGAACAATTCTGTCAAGAGAAAGCCATCTACAACGCAGTATTGGGGTCTATTTCAATTCTCGATGGCAAAGATAAAACTCATGATAAGGGCCAGATTCCCAAGATATTATCAGACGCCTTAGCCGTTTCATTTGATAACTCAGTAGGTCACGATTATTTACAGGACTCGGATGCTCGATATGAATTCTATCACAGAAAAGAAGAACGAATCCCATTCGACCTCGACTACTTCAACAAAATCACCAAAGGTGGTTTACCAGCTAAAACACTCAATATTGCTTTGGCGGGGACTGGTGTTGGTAAATCTCTTTTTATGTGTCATGTGGCTGCTTCGTGTATGGTTCAAGGTAAAAATGTTCTTTACATCACTTTGGAAATGAGTGAAGAAAAGATTGCAGAACGAATCGATGCCAATCTGTTGAATGTTACTATTGATGATTTGATTGAACTACCAAAAGATATGTATGATAAGAAAGTTTCTCGTGTTCGTGAAAAGACCACAGGCAAACTTATTATCAAAGAATATCCAACCGCTTCAGCATCAACCATTCATTTTAGGACACTATTAAATGAACTTAATCTCAAGAGGTCTTTTGTACCTGACATTATATTCGTTGACTATCTCAATATTTGTTGTTCTGCTCGTATTAAAGCTGGTGCGAATATTAATTCCTACACCTACGTTAAAGCAATTGCAGAAGAACTACGAGGCCTTGCTGTTGAGTATAATGTTCCTATTGTATCTGCTACACAAACTACCCGTTCAGGATTTACTTCCAGTGATCCGGGACTTGAGGACACGAGCGAGTCGTTCGGACTTCCCGCCACCGCAGACTTGATGTTTGCTTTAATTTCTTCTGAAGAACTAGAAGAACTTGGTCAAATCATGGTTAAACAATTGAAGAATCGATATAATGATCCAACATTTCATAAACGATTTACTCTTGGTGTTGATAGAGCCAAAATGAAATTATATGATGTTGAGCAGGCTGCACAGATGGGTATCGCAGATGCTGGCCATGATAAGCCACTAAACACATTTGGTACAAGAGAAGAAAAACAAAAGAAATCATTTAGTGGATTTAAAGTATGATAATCTCCAGAGAAAATGGTTTGTATTGTGCTAAGGCCTTTCATGATTACTTTAGTAACATTGGAAGTACCGAAGAATACATGCGTGATGAGAAACTAAAGAATGTGGCTGATATGCCATCTTCTTTATTTCCAATTGAAGATGATTTGTTCTCCGATTTCACAATGCACCCAAAAGATATGGATATTGAAGTATGTGAAATACCAAATGATGTTTGGGAACCATTACTTGCCATTACCAGTTCACACATTAATAAAGCACCAGTTGGTAAGAATATTCAATTGGCAGTCAAAGAAAGAAACTCAGGAAAGATTCTAGGATTCATTCGTTTAGGTTCACCAGTCATCTATATGAAACCTCGTAACGACTACCTAGGACAAGTTTGGATTCAAAATGAAGATACTGCCAAGCGGTTCAATACAGCTTGTGTTATGGGTTTCGTAATTGTACCATCTCAACCATTTGGTTTTAATTACCTAGGCGGTAAACTTCTATCAGCCATTTGTACCAGTCATACTGTAAGAGAAATCTGTAATAAAAAATATGATATGAATATCTGTTTATTTGAAACTACCAGTTTATATGGAAGTACCAAATCAGTATCACAATATGATGGTATGAAACCATATATTCGTTTTAAAGGTTTGACCGAATCTGATATTGTACCAATGATGCACGGCCAAAGATATATAGATTTGAAAAAGTATGTGGAAGATATAACTGGAGATTTGTTGGGTGGAGATACTTCAACAACTAGTAGAAAACTCAGGACATTTACTAAAATTATTGCTCTCACCAAAGCAGCATTAAAAGGAACACCTGAAGGAGATGATTTCTCTTTAACGATTCAGAATGCCAAAAAGTTGACAGAAAAAAAACGATATTATATTTCTGATTATGGATTTAAGAATACTGTTGATTATATGAATTGTAAAACAGATAAACTTTTACCTGGTGAAAATTATGAGAAACATGAGTTATCCAATGTCATTGAATGGTGGCGGAGCAAAGCTATAAATAGATACGAAACTCTCAAATCTGAGGGTAGATTAAGAACAGAATTAGAAATCTGGACTTCAGGTAAAGAAATTCAAATCATTAGGTAAAATGGCCACAAAACCAACAGCAACAGAATTAACAGAAATGCAAGAAAAAACTTCTGCATGGATTTTTGACCAAGCTTTAAATTATAATAAACGATACAAAAATGCAGAAGATATTTTAAATGATGCCAAATTTAAAAAAGAAATTATTGGAACAAATTCCAAAAAAGGCCTTTATCCTTTTGTTACATTGGAATGGGTTAATAGTTTCTATAAACAACAAAAAAGATTTTTAGATGAGTTCTCTGATGCTAAATTTAAAGAATTTAGTGTCAAAGAAGGATTCATGGATTTCGTTTCTAAATTAGTGAACCAAAAATATGGCATCAATAAAAAAGACGCTTGGGATCCAGCTGACGTTTGGTGTATTCAAAACGAAAGAGAAGTTGTTAAGATTATCAAAGAATCTGTTGAAAATAGTAATGACATTGAAAAATTAAATGCTACATTAAGAACACTTTTTAAAGAAAGAAAAGTTGTTGGAATATCTTTAAAACTAGTTGATAAAAGAGTACCTGAAGCTCGGTATCAAGAAGTAAACATTAAAGATGGTGTTTTATTTGTTAGCGGTAAAAATCCAAATTTTACTATAAACAATATAAAATGTGATTTAAAATTAAGAGAAGATGGCACATTCAAAGCAAATGATACTAGGATTTCTTTTATTGTTGTATATTCTAAAGAAAAAGTCAATTATACATTAACTATTAGAACTTCTGGTAGAACTTATCGACCAGGCAATTTAATATTTGAATTTCAAGAGCCGGGAGGATCCGCTCAAATAGGAAAAGCACCAGTAGAATTGGTTGAGAAAGCAGCTAAAAAATATAAAATTGATTTTGTAAATGACTGGCATAAATTTCCATCTTCTACTGTTGAGTTTAATACAGAAGATAAAAAGTATAAAGATATGTTCAATTCAATAAAGAATAATGTTGAAACTCAAATTGATTCTGATAAAGTATTCTCAGAAAACATTTTAAAGATGATGATGGATGAAAATAATTATGGTACAGCAAATTCAAAATTGATGCAGATGAAATTTTTAGATGAACTAGTTGCTCTTCCTAAGAAAAAACTAGAAGGTTTTATAACTGACCTATTCTTTTTAGCTGAAAAACGTGGTAAAGGATTTGGTCCTTTTGGAAAATTATATTAAGGTTAAAATATGGGATTAGTAGACTTTGACCGAGTAATGAAAGAATATGCCAATGTTGAAGATGACTTTGGTTTCTCTGCCGTATCGGAAGCAGAATATAATGCTGTCGTTAATAAGACAGCCGAAACAGCAGACGATTATAAAACTCGTTTGGCTGAAGTAGAAAAGATGATTATTCCTTTTCTTCAGAAATTACATTCTACTGGAGAGAAAGAATACATATATTGGCCTAATCGTAAACCGATTATTGAAAAACAAATTGAAAGAATATTGAAATTAACTAGAGATTAAATTATGTCCGCTACTGTGATTATACCAACTACTGGTTCGCCAGAGATAAAAACTGCCGTTGAATCCGTTTTAAACCAAAGTTATCCTACTGAATGTTATGTTGTCGTTGATGGTGTTGAACACATGGACAAAACATTAGAGGCATTGGGTTCAGCTGTAGATGATGTGAGAGTTCATATCTGTGCTTTACCAATCAATGTCGGTGCCAATGGATTTTATGGTCACCGTATCTATGCTGCTTTTACACACCTAGTCAATACACAATATGTTGCCTATCTCGACCAAGACAATTGGTTATATCGGTCTCATGTTGAAAATTGTATTAAAACCATCAATACACGAAGTTTAGATTGGTGTTATTCTTTACGACAAGTTTATAATAAAGCAGGTAAGTTTGTTTCCTTTGATGACTGTGAATCGTTAGGTATTTGGCCAACATATCATGGGGTTCATCATATAGATACTAATTGTTACTTCATTAAAACAGAAGTAGCAAATAAAATTGCAAGTGTTTGGCATGGTGGTTGGGGACAAGATAGAGTATTTTTACAAGCAATCACAAAACACTTTCCCAAATTCTATTGCACAGGTGAATATACAACCTGTTATAGAGTAGATGGT